ATTTCCGATTGCTGCGAGAGGTCGTTGCGGGCGCGGTTGAACTGGTCCATGGCCCGCGTGTAGGCCTCTGTCCCCGGCTGCACGCCTTGGTTCGCGAGGGCCGCCCGCTGCGCCGCCTCGCTGCGGTCGATGTCCGCCGTGCCGCGCGCCGTCAGGGCGCCATAGGCCTTGTCGCGCAGCGCCGTCTGGTCGGTCGGGACAGCATTGAGGCCGTCATAGTTGAGCGGCGTGTTGACCGCGCCGTTGACATTCTGCAGCACGTTCTGGGCGGTATCCAGCGCGCCGGTCTGTAGCGTGTTAGTGCGGTCGAGGATGCCCTGCTGCGCCGGGTTGAGCGTCTGCGTCGCGGTGAAGCTCGGGACTTCCTGGCCGCCGACGTTGCGCGTGCCGTTCTGCGTGTAGGTCAGGTTGCCGTAGGGCGTTTCCTGATTGGTGTTGGTCAGCCACGCGTTCGCAACGCCCGTGTTGACGTTGCTCTGGTACTGCTGCGCTGCCGCCTGTCCGGCATCGAACTTGGGGGCCGATTGCTGACCACCGCCCATGTCATGCTGCTATCTGGAGCTTGGCTCCCGCCCGCGATTCCCATTGAGGCCTTAGATACCGCCACAGCGTGGCGTGATGCGTCGGGCCGTACCAATGCGCTGAAACCGCCTCCCGAATGAACCCCACCTTGGCGAGCGCTGATTGTGCGCGGTCGTTACGGATCGAGGTCCTTGCCCAGACGCGATACGCGTCCAGCTTTCCGAAGATGAAGTCGCCAAGCTCGGCGACAATCCGGGGGCGAAAGGCGGTGGATGATACCGCAGCCGCCGAGAATTCAATAGTCCTAAATTGCTCGCGCCAGTTGGAAAGCACCACGCCCGCAACCAGCGCGCCGTCATCGCGGATGATGCCGATGGCGCAATACGGCCCCCACTCCGGCCGCTCGATCGGCGACAGGTTGGCGACGAACTCCGCCACCGTGGCGTCGTGGCCGGCGAGGAGCTTCAATATGGCCCTCCCAGCTTGGCGATCACGTTGAAGGCTTGGATTTGGCACGACGCGCCGTTGACCTTGCCCGCGAGGTCGACGCACGCCCATGTGCCGATGCCGCCCACCGTGCGCCAGCGCGAGTCGAGAAACTGGCCGCCGCCCCATGTCCCCGGCCACGTCCACGGCCAGATCATCCCGACCTGCTCGGGAGACGGCACTGTGCCGGTCGGTGGGTCGTCCTTGAAGTCGACATCGACCTGGATGGAGAACTCGACGCCGCCGCCGGTGATCATCGTCGGCCGAACCGCGGTGAATTGCTTGTTGGTCGAGCCGCCCGGCATCTGCCACGCCGTGCGCAGGCGGAAATCGATCGGATCGCCATCATCGAGGAAGCCGTTCTCGGCAATGTAGATAGTGCCGTCGTTACCGCCGAAATAGAGCTGGTCGTTGGCCACGCCCCAGCATCCGCCGTTCATGTTCTCGAACTGGCACCACGAGCCGGTGACTGTGTTCATCACGAGCTGCGTCTGCGTCGAGTTCTCGATCTGCGGGATGTTGCAGACGAGGAAGCGGGAGCTCGGATAGACGGTGGCCTGCCAGCCAAAGTTGGCGAAGTAGCTCTGCGCGTACTGGCTGAAAAGCGTCTGGATCTTGCCGGTGATCGTCGCCTTCTGGATCGCCGCACGGTCGAAGCGCGCCGCCGCCTGCATCGATACCATGCCGTCCTGCGTGATGATGGCGAGGTCGCCGCTCATGCGCACCATGCAGCGCCGGCCGATTGGCTTGCCGACATCGTAGACGCCGACCAGAGACCATGTCGTGGCACTGTCCGGGTCGGTGCCCTGATAGACCGCAATCTCACCGTTGTTCGTTGCTGTATGTGCCCATGGCCATGACATAGCCGCCACGCCGGAATACGGCCCCGAGGGGATACACGGTGGCAGGGCCGGCCACTGCCTGAATACCGAGGTAGTGAAGATCGAGGCTGCCGACAGAGCAGAACCACAGGCGTTCCTTGAACTGCGTCACGTTGACGAAGTTCGACGCCGTCGCGCCAGTAATGGCCAGGGTCGCCCAGATCGAGCCGTCATAAGAGCCGGGATCGTCCACGCCGTTGACGTAGACGAGGAACATGCCGCCCGCGTTTTCGAGGCACGTCCATTGCAGGTCAACGCTGCTCAGGCCGGACACGACCTCGGCGCCGACGCCGGGAGCGCCGGTCCAGATGCTCGATCCGGCCCCGCCGAACAGCTGATCCACGCCGGTCAGGCCGTTCCACGTCATCAGGGTGCGCACGGGCAGCACGAGCCCGGTGGTGTTCTCGGCAAAGCCACCGCGCACCACGCAGTAGTTCGCCTCCGGGAAGACGTTGGTCAGGTTGACCGCATCCTCGGGCTTCATGTCGGTGTAGGCGTCGCGCGCGTTCAAGCCGCCGACAGGGGCCGGCAGGTTGTAGGTGCGGGCGATCTGCCCCTTGCCGGCATAGCGGCGATCAGCGACGGCCGGAACCCACATCAGGGCACCCCGTGCCACGTGCCGTTGGAGAAGAAGTAGAGCCGGTCGTTGGTCTCGTCGACCACGAGCGGCGCGCGGCCCGCCTCAACGTCGGGGATGCCCGTAGGAGGCCCCGCCATAGCCGGGATGTAGAGGAACCCCGTCGTGGCGTCGGTGGCCAGCGCATCGCCACCGAGCGCGGCAATCACCTGTCGCCGCCAGTTCTTCTCGGGGGCGTAGACTTCCGGGCGCGCCATGGTCAGCCGGGGAAATTGAACGAAGGGACGTAAGGCCCTGCGATGCCGCTCCAGTCGGAGCCGGCCGCATTGAGGCGCGGCATCGACTTGTCGCGCGCGCTGAGCCGCTGCAGCATGTTCATCCAAAGGGCGTAGTCCTGCTGATAGGCGAGGCCCTTGGCCTGCAGGAAGCGCCAGCGCACGCCGCGCGACACCAGCGTCTCGTCAAAGATCGAGGTATCGCCGTCGGCCTGGAAGAACTCCTGCGTCGGCTGCGCACTCGGGGCGACGGCGGGATAGACCGCCCACTTCGAGATGTACTCGTAGAATATCTCGTCGCCGGCCGGCGGCACGGGTGCGGTCAGGTAGTCGTTGCCGCGTAGGCGGAAGCCGAAGATGACGCTGGTCAGGATCGGCCGCGCCTCCCATGCCTGCCATGCCTGCGGCGACACGGGACCCAGCACAGGCCGCGTGCTGGTGCGGTCCCATGTCGTGTCGGTGATGATGTAGCCGAGGTCGTCCGGCAGAGCGGCCGGGGGCTGTACCTCCGTCGCCGTGGCCGTGAAGCTGTGCTGGCGGATCAGCTTGCGCCACCACGTATCGGGCCACGTCCGCAGCTCGGTCAGCTCCTCATTCAGCAATGAGCGGAGCTGGATGACCTGCGGGTCGGTCGAAGCGAAGACCGCGGTGGGGATGGGAAGCGCGAGCCATGCCGCCGCTGTCTGGACGATGGAAAGGGCTGTCACTGACCTTGCCTCGCGAATTGCAGCGCATCCATCAGCTTGCGCCACTCTTCCAATTGCGGCCCGGTCTGGGGGACCTGAGACATGCCGGGAGCCGAGGCCACGGCAAGGGACGGCGGAAGCTCTGGCAACGGCGCCTGTGCCTGCGGTGGCGGCTGTGCCGTGGCGGTCACCGGCGGCATGCTGGGATTCTGCGCGGTGAAGGGCGGCAGGCCCGGCGTCAGCGGAGCGCCCGGCAGGCCCGGTATCTGGAACGGCGGTAGCGACGTAACCTTGGCTACGTCGGGAGGCGCGAAGCCCCCTGTATGTCCGCCAGCCTGATTGAGTCCAGCGCCGCCGAGAAACCCGCTCTGCAGGAGCAGGGCGAGACGCTGGTTCTTGTCCATTACGCCGCCTTCTTGGCCGGCTTCTTGTCGTCGACCTGCACGAGGGCCTTCAATTCCTCGAGCTGGCGCTGCAGGCTCTCATTGACCTGTCGCTGTGTCTCAAGCTCCATTTCCAGCCGCACTGTCGGCGCGTTCTTCTCGCGGGCCTCCAGGTGCTTGCGCGCCTTGTCGCGCCATTCCCAGAAACCCATCATCTCGCCCGACATCGAGTCGGCGGTTTCCGCCAGCATCTCGATGGTGTGCAGGCCGCGCGCCTTCAGGTTCATGATGGTGGCCGGCGTCATGCCGACGAGATCACGAAGCGGCGTGCCCACGGCTTCCGCCGTCGCGCCGGCCTTGTAGTGCCGAACCTGCTCGCCGTACTTCGCCATGTTCCACGGGTTCACAACGACGGTGCCGTCCGGCAGGGTGCGCTCGATCTCGCACGAGGCGTTGGACTTTGGCATCCCCATCGGGGCCACGTAGGCCATCAGCACATCGTCGTAGGTCTGCACCCCACGCTCCGCCGTCACCTTGGCGTTGACGAAACTCTCGTGCACGAAGTGGACGGAAAGAGCCGGGGTGCGCGGATCGGCGCTCGGATCCTTCCAGCGGTACATCTGCGGCGTATTGAAATCCATGTCGTCTCCATGGCCCTGCGGGCGTCCGGTTGAAAAAGAAGGGGAGAGCGACAGGCCCTCCCCCGACGCTTTAGACCGCCGTCTGCGAGGACGGGTAAGAGAGCTGGTA